GTTGGCTGTTATGGTGTGTCTTGGTGTTGTAGTAGATGTGTAAGATATAGCTACAAATCCTGATCCACCAGCACCGCCTACATTATTACCACCTTGACCACCGCCACCGCCATTACCTGTGTTAGCAGCCCCTGCTGCGCCAGCTGTATTGTTATCTTGAAACCCACCCGTACCACCAACAGCATAAGTTACAGATGATCCAGATATGTCATTTGAGGTTCCTGCACCCCCTGCACCACCCGCGCTGTTGCTTGGAGCATTAGAACCTACAGCCGCAGAACCGCCGCCACCACCGCCAGACTTTTCATACCCACCGTTAGTCCCGCCATTATTACCGTAAGTGCTACCAGTTCCTCCAGAAGTTGTCCCATTACCTGATCCACCTGCTCCACCGCCAGAACCCCCTCCTGATGGAGCATTTACTCCTACATCGTAGCGAGCGCCACCACCTCCACCACCTTTAGAAGTAATGGAGTCAAAAACAGAGTCACCGCCAGTTCCACCATCTGTATTAGCCGCTCCAGACGAGCCTGCAGTACCAATAGTAACTGTTAAAGATGCACCCGGAGTTACAGATAATGTTCCTGTTCTATAACCTCCAGACCCGCCACCACCGCCAGAACCACCCGATCCCACTCCTTGATATGCTCCACCGCCTCCACCGCCTCCACCAACAACTAGATAGCTAACAGAGGTTATACCTGTTGGAACTGTCCAAGACGTAGAGGATGTAAAGGATTGCCTAGCTAAACCCCAAGCACTATCCGTAAAACTAGCAGCCAACTCAGTAGAGTTATATTTCTGGAAGAACCCATTGGTTCCAAAGGTAACAGCATCTTTTACATCATCCCCGTCTAGGGGTTTCCACTGGTTTGTGTCTGAGTCTAGTTCGCCAAAGGAGTCTGCATCATATGCGGTTCCATCTATAAGATAAAATTCTGCAAGATACCCATCTTTATAACTACCAGATGCTTTATAAGTTCCAATATATCTAGTGGTATTATTATTTAATTCAGTCTCTAAATCTTGAGAAGGAGCGCCACCACCGACGGACGTTAGAGATGTTTGTTGTACACCATTTATATATATTTTAACTCTATCGGTACTGGTTGCCTGAGTAGTATCTACTGCTACAACAAAATGATACCAAGCGGAAGGATCCCTGTAGAAAGAATCTGTTTTCCATCCCCATACATCTTCACCACTACTAGTAATTTCCCGAACCCACAATTCACCATTGGAACCATTAGGGCCTATAAAAATATTATTTCCGCTTGTTCCTTGAGAATATACATAACCATTATTTGGAAATGCCTTCTTCTCCCACCAAGAAAGAGTCCAAGTTTTACGACCAGCTGTAGAATCAGCTGGTGGAGTTGAACTCAAATAAGCAGAATCATCATCATTAAACCGCAACGAGTTATCAATCTCATAATCTGAGACTGCACTCGGTATAGCTGAACCGGGGAAAATCGCCATTAGGCATATATCGCAGAGTTAGTCAGCCAGACATCAGTACCATCGCTGAAATAACTCAACAAGTAAGTTCCTGCTGTAGAGACTGTGGTTGCAAGATTTGCATCGCCCTTTGAATTAGCATGGAGAGAGATAGTTTCTCCGCCGGAATTAATCAGCTTTATAAATCCAGATTGACCATTAGCAATGTTGGTGAATGTAATAGTGGTCGATCCAGAAGGGGTGGTAATGAAGTTCTGCCCACCATTCATATCATAGGAACCATCATTGTCTGTAACAGCCGTGGCTCTCTGTGAGCCTGTCCATGCGTTGTCAGAGGTAAAGTCGATAGTTAGTTCAGTAGTGTCTATTGCCAGACCACCAGCAGATTTAAGATCAGTGCTGAATGCAGTTCCTGTAAGATCAAGGCCGTCACCAGCGGTATAGGTTGTATCGGTATCAGCAGCCCAAACTGGATCAGCCCCAGTTCCTTGAGTCTTTAAGACATACCCAGAGGTGCTGAACCCTAGTCTTGCGGGGGCGCCTGACGCACCGTAGTAGAGGATATCACCCTGAGTACCGTCTTCTAGCTTGGCTAATGTAACAGCGTTGTCAGCAAGGCCAGCAGTTGCTAGCTGCTGCCAATCCACGCCATTTGTAGCAGATGAATCTGCGGCTAAGACATAATCATTTGTTCCAACCGGAAGTCTGGTTTCAGAGTCAACCGTATTGTAAACAAGTAAGTCACCCTTTGTGGTGAGTCTGTCAGGAGACAGCACATCCACCTTCTGCCATTCACTGGAAGCTGTGGAGTATTTTAAGTATTGGTCATTCGCTGCTGATGTTGCACTAACCGCTTCACCCTGTATCTTAGCTACTGTTACTGCGCCAGCATTCGTCATGGTGGCATCACCAGACAAGGCCGCAGTGGTGAATCCTGTGCCATCACCAATCAGTATTTCAGTAGTAGCTAATGCGACATCAGAAGGTACACCAGAGGAGTTGGCGTTTCTTACCTTAACTGTGTTAGCCGCCATATCAGCTAACTTGGCATTGGTTACCCCTCCATCCGTAACATTGACCGTAACCGTAGTGCTTGTCGCCGCAGTATCAAGGCCCGATCCCCCAGCCACTGTGAGAGTATCAGAATCGAGATCAATATCAATAGTGCCACTGTCAGTAGTGATATCCAAATCTTGCGCCGTAACTTGTGCGTCAACATATGTTTTTACCGCTCCTTGAGTTGACAGGAGAGTGGCACTGCCAGTAGCTACATCCCCATTGTCTATGCCTGTTACTGTAGCACCAGTTGCTAAAACAAGACTTGTGCTTGCATCTAACGTAGTCCCAGAAATAGCAGCAGGGGTTGCCCCACCGATAACTGTTCCATCAATAGTTCCGTCATTAATGTCTACTTTCTGGGCTGTCTCAACACTAAACGGTAAAGTGATAAACGCAGAACCATCGTATATCTTGGCTACATGATTACCGGCACCGCCAGAGGTATCTATCCAGACCAGACCTTCAGCCACCGAAACTGATGGTTCGCTAGACGATGTATGAATAGCATTTACAGCTATATCAACAGATGGGAAGGATTGCTTTACAGCCCTTTTGACGGTTCTTATCTGGTCATCGCCCTGAGATACTAAATCACTAGCTGTAGGATCAGTTATAGATAGTTCGTCGATATAATTCGCTGGATCTAATGCCATTAGTAATACCCGCCTGTATTCATAACCCTCATCGCACTTCCGGAATGACGGTCTTTATTATCTTGTAGTTGTATCTCGTTAATCGCCTCTTTTAACGCAGTGGCCCAAAGCTGCACCCTTTGATCGTTCATTAGAAAAGGTTCAGCTTCCAATAACGCCCCGTATAAATAAACATCTGGGTTATCAGTAAGCATAGGCTCTGTCGTATTCGAAACGGACAGGGCATCTATTTTCTTATAGAACATTATGGAATAATCATAAGCAGAAGCAGGGGCCGGCCCCAATCTTATCTTCTTTACCGGGCTTCCAGACGCATTGTCAGAAAATATCGTATATGCTTGCGGTTGCCCACTATTGCTTCCCGCCCACATTCTGTTCATATTCTCAGGGGTAATGTAAGAAAGCGTTATGATAGGGCTTGTTCTTAAATGAAAATCTACCATCTGAAGATAACCAGAGGGAAGGGCATAATCCCTAGTACCCCCAACCAAAGCTGCCGCCCCTCCTAAAGTAGTTTCATCTACATTCAACATCATAGCTATACGCAAAGCCCTGTTCATACGGGCCTCTGCCAGAGCAATAAACTCCGGTATTCGGTCCGTAAGATCATCCCTGTCGAGCCAGTTGGCTACAGCAGTCTGAAGTTCGGCGTATGTCCCAATAGCCATTAGACGTTACGGGCTGAGAAAAATATGTTTTGGTTTAGGATTCTGTATCCATTTGCTGTGTCAGTTTGTGCGCGTCCTGCGACACCGAATGCGTATAACCACATAATTAAACCCTCGTTGGTGTTGTTCTAAAATATTTATTATCCGGGTCGTTAAGATACTTCTTCATAAGCTTATGATCTTTCTCTATCGCCCCATTGGTTTCTTTCATCCACTGGGTCCATACGTTTAATGGGATGGATGCAACCCTTACACCTTCACCAGCCTTACCGGGAGTAAGCAAGTCACCATAATTATTATATGCTTTCTTGTTCTCTTCTAATATTGGCTCCGCATCCTGATATGTATTTATAGTAAACTCTTCCTCATCCGCGCTGGAATGGAAAGTGGTATGTAACATATTAGGCTCTACTGGTTTATTCATCTCAAATGGTATCCCGGATCATCACCTTCAACAATCCTATTCATACGACCCTTTGTGTCGGAAAGTTTTTCCTCAAAGGTCATAGGCTGCTTATTTTTCTTCTGTTTAGTAGGTTTCTGCTTTACAGACTTACTTTTTTTACCATCCATAAACCTTGCCCACTTTCCTAACTTGTGCATCTATAGCACTGTCTACACTTCCGTTATGCAACGTATGCCCTAAAGCTCCATCTGTTCCCGGCCCATACTTTTTAAGTTTGGGTTCGCCTTCTGAATAAGGCGGAGGGTTCATGTCTGGACCTATAGCGGTTGCGGTGCCCTTACTAGGCGGTTGTCCAATATGTGCCATCT